CCTAGAGCAGTTATGGTGTGATTATTTGATGAATCATCATTTACATCAGAATTAAGTGGTAAATAGAGTGATGTTAAGTTTGACCCACTATTTGTTTCGTTTGTGCCAGTCAGCGATGCGCCGACCGCCTGTGACGGTGGCACGAAGTTTTGCGAATAAAGAGCTATGCCCTTTGTCACACGAAGGTCGTCGATGAAACCAGCGAAAAGGTTGCTGGCAACCCCAGCGATATTTGCACCAATAGCTATATTATTTGTTGAATTGTAAAGAGAGCCACCGATACCACCGCTGCCACTGATTTTTCCATTAATATATAAGGTGACAGTGGAGTTTGAACAAACTGCTGCGATATGATGCCAACTATTGACAGTCAAATTTTCGCTCGAAGTTATGGCAAGATGATTACCAGTGCTTCCGTTTCTTGACCCATTGACTGCAATAGCGCCAGAACTCGTCATAGTAATCTTGAAACTTCTATTGCTACCGCTTCCCCACTGGCTATAAATGCCGGATTGTTGAAGGGTTGTTGGATAAACGAACACCTCGACGGTGAAATTTTCTGCTTGAAAATTGAATGCATCATTATCTGCAACGGTCAAATATTGGCTCGAACCGTTCAAAGACAGACTGTTGGCGCCAAATTTGGCTTGAGTGCTTGATAGCCCAGCACTGCCTACTGAAGTAACGCTATGACCATTAGCGCTGGCATCGTTTACGTTAGTGTCAAACGGCAAATACAGGCTCACCGCATTAGCATTCGTCGCGGGCGTAGATACGCTCGTCGACAGCGAGCCGGTCGCGTCAATATTGCCGATCAGGCGAGCCATGGTTAGCTGATAATTTCGTAAGAAATTGTGATATCGCAATCGCTGTTTGCTGATGCGAGCGCCGTGATCGACTTATCTTCTAGCAAGTAAAATGGCGAGTTTTTATCAATCACCACAAGAGAACTATCTGCCGGCACAACAATCGTCTTTGCGATGAATTTGTCCGACCCCGCCCCGGCCGCAGCCGAGTTAATAGCGATTGAGACATCCACGTTTGAAGAGCCATCTATATTAGAGCAGATAATGGTCCCAATCTTCAAAATGGTGCCTGACGAGGCTGCATTACTGACAATACTAGCAGCGCTTGTTGTAAGTGTCGCCGTGGCTGTTTGGCCAAGTATAGAACTGACGTTGACAATATTTGGGTTAGCCATTTTGATCTCCTATGCAAAAACCATCGTCAACGCGATTGATTTGCCGGCCGATATGCCAGAGGTGGGCGCCGTGGTCAGGCTTGTGCCATCCGAGAATTGGATGCCCGTGCTATGAGCGACCAGCTGCCCCGTCATCGTACCGCCGGACAAGGCCAGATAGTCGCTTGTTGCGGCGACGGCCATCGTGCCGAGGCCCAAACTGGTGCGCGCTGTCGCGCCGCTTTCCACGGTAAAAGCGCTACCCGTCCCCACGATGAAATTCCCATCGGCGTTTGACAGGCCACCGATAGTCCCCAGCTGCGTGTTAAAGCTCAGCGTGCCACTGCCGTTGCTGACCATTGCGCCAGCTGCATCGGCGGTCGGCAGGGTTAAGCTATAGTTACCGCCGGAGCTATGGTCGGGCGATTGAAGCGTGATCGCATGGCTGTTATTTTCGCAAGACAGAGCAATAGCGCCTGGGTTTGTATTGCCCCTGACGACGAATTTGCCAGTGCCATGCGCGGCCACCTCGACGTTTCGATTGCTTGTGGCGGTGATGATATAATTGGTCTGCACATCAAGAGCGCCGCCCAATTGGGGGCTCGTGTCCTCCACAACGTTGCTGATGCCACCGCCGCCACCGCCACCAGCTGCGGCGATAGTGAGGGTTTCGTTTCCTCCGTCCGACCCCTCCGTCAGCGTGATATTACTTCCCGCCACCAGTTTGCCGTTCAAAAAGCCTGCCGTGGTGTCGTTGCTGGAAACCTTTACGCTTTGATCGGTGCCACCACCGGCAGCGGTAGACATACTGGTGCCGTCGTTAAAAACGACATTGCCGGTGACGGTTAGATTGCCAGCGACCTTAGCGGCGCTAGACGATAGTTGGAGCGCGCTGACGGTCCCCTCGCCGTCTTCAACGTTACGCAGCGTGCCATCGACACCGCTGTTGCTGTTGCTGACTTGTAAGAGGTCTTTGTAGCTATTCTTGATCTGTTGGCCTTGTAAAGTCGCCATCAGCCATCCCACGTCGAACTGACGCCCTCCCAATTGATGTTGAAATCAGCGACATAAGATTTGCCGCGCGACATATATTTGCCGCCCATACGCAGCGTCGGCGCGGCGCCGTCTTGGCCGATAGCGCGCGTCACAGTGCGTTCGTATTCGCCAAACTGGCGTTGAAAGGGCAAACCTTTGCTTTCGAGAAACCGCCAAACCAAACCAGCGGTCATCAGTTCTTCATCTAGCTTGCCGATATCGGTGTCAGCTGCCCACGCGGTCTGCGCTGTGCCGCTGGCGCTCTCACAAAACGCATTGCTGACATATTCAAATGCAAACTGATCCGTGCTGGTCGGCACCGGATACAGCAAGATTTGATTGCCACGGATACGCCAGTAACGTTCGTACGACGCACCAATATTCTCTGATTTTAAAAACTGCCATTGCTGCGGTGATACGGGGCCAATCATTTGGCGCCGCTGCGTGCGGTCGTACCACGTCGCGTTGATGAGAAACCGCAGATCAGTAGGCAAGCTGTAGGCTTCTTGATCAGCCACCATGTTGGTCGTTTGCTCGGTCAGCAAAACATTCCAATCGTGGCGCTTGGAAAGCTGACGCCCCTCCACTTGGGCGAGCGCCAGCAATTGTACGGCGGTCGGGTTTGCATTCCCGACCACCGTTGCCGGTACCTCAAACTCTCCGACTTCGCGGAGAGCTTGCTGAACCATTGTGAGAAGCGACATTAGTTGCCGAGTGGCTTCTTGCCGCCGCCGCGCTTCATGGGCTTCTTCTTACCCATGGGCTTTTTCTTCATACCGCCGTAGTGACCGGGCATTTTATCCTCCTATGGATTAGTTATCTTTGCCGTCAGCAACGGACGGACGCCACATTTCAACCTCTGCCAAGCCAGTGGACGGCGTGTCGATGGCCGAGGCGCCTTTCATGCCCCGGATGTAATCGCCCGCCACGTCAGCATCATCAATGCTGCCAGCGGTCGAGGTCAGGTAGCAGTCCGCGTCGTCGGCGAACCCGGCCAACACCTTGGCCACGCCTTTGCCTTGAATTTGATACCAACCAAATTGGCTGGCGACATTGGCAGACATGGCAGTCGCAATCGGCCCGACCGCGTTGGCCGAGGCCAGCGTGGTCGAATGGTCGTCGCTGTTGTACACGACAACCGAGCCGACAACGGTTGAGGCAACACCTTTGAGGTAAATGAACTCGCCCACGCCATAATCGGTGGAAAGGTCTTTGTCCTCTGCGGTGATAATGGTGCCGAGGGGCACGTTTTGAGTAGTTTCAGTCGCGTCAATCGCTTGAGCGATCACATGACTGACATTCGATGGAACGAATTTAGACATTGATGATCCTCCTAATTAAGCGCAGATGACGCCTTGCAATGAACAGTTAGAGCAAACGAGATTTCCTGCCCAAACTTGAGGGAAAACCATGGAGTCCGCATTGAACGAGTCGCGCGGCTCCAATGGCGCAAAGTCACGATCTGGGTGATAGCGCAGTTGCAAATAGTCGGTGTTCAAGAAGTACATCGACGCATCGCGAGCGTTCACGTCGTAGAAGACCGGCGAGCCCAGATACATCAACGACATATAACCGGCGTCTGCTTCATCATTGTTCATCACGCGCTGAATGCTTTGCAGCGAGTTCCAATAGAAGCTGAAATAATCCTTACCGCCCACGATCATGTCCGGCGCATCGTTATTGCGGACCAGATCAAGATAGATGGTGTTCATCGCGGTTTGAATTGTGGACGCCGAGGCAGTCACGCCTTGCACGCTAAAGTCATAGACTTTGTTACGCCAGAACGAGAAGTTTGCCCGGTTGATGCCGCCGACAGTGCCGGTGGTCGGGTCATCAGCGACCAGCTTTTGCAAACCATCAAGGTCGGTGGCGTTCGTGCCGGCGCCGAAAATCTGCGATGCCAGCGTGTTCATCATCGACTTTTCGAGGTTCGCGATGCGGCTTTCCAGCAAGTCAATCACAGCCTCTTGACCGCTGTTTTTGATCGCTTCCAGGCCAGACATCGTGACGGTGCCGGCGATTTGTTTGATGTCAAACTCGGCGCTGGTCAGCACGTCTTGCGGCGTGGTGTTAATAGTGTCGTAGTTGGTGTACATCGACACAGTGGCATTCTCAGCGTACTCAAGCTCAAGCTGAATAGAACGCCCGGTGAACGGCCTTTTGTTGCCGTTCTCGTTGATGCGGTTCAGAAGCGCATTGTGCTTCATCACGTTGTCGCTCAGCTGACGCGAGCGATTGCGGAGGGTCGTAGTGACGATCTCCGATAAGCCGGGATTGGCCATTATCTAACTCCTAATTTTGGGCCTGATATGCAGCGATAAGCTGTTCGCGCAAACTCATCGGCTTGGTGGGTTCAACGGGCGCCACTTCAGACTTCACATCGCGAGCCGCACGTTTCGCGCGCTTGGCGCGGGTCGTCTTTTCCTTGGCCTCGGCATTACGATTTTCAGCCATGATTTTCTCCCGAATTTCGGGGGTCATCCAAATGGCCTTTTCGTAAGCCTCGGTCAGGTTTGCGGCTTGAGCAGATTGAAGCAAAGCGGCCATCGCAGGCATTGCAGCTTCCATGTGCGGATGCGCCAGATCGCCCTCGGCGGTCTTTTGATCCGCAAAAGCCTGGACTTGCGATAGGTACGCGGTCTCACGCTCACGTTGCTGTTGAGTTTGCAGCGCTGCCAAGGCTTTGTTCTGCTCATCAAGGCGTTGCTGTAAACTTGCGATTTGCGGATCAACCCATTCCTCGGGCTCTTCCGCCGGTGCCGCAGGCTTGACCAGTTGGCTAAGGTCAACGCCGGCGGATTGAGCAAGCCATTGCACTGCTTCCGCCGGGTTGGTCTGCAAGAAGCGCTGCGCCGCAAGAAGCTGATTGACTACCGTCGCTTCATCTTGGCCAGCGCGAGCAAACTGTTCGCGATGGGGTGCTAGGACTTTCTCTAATGCTGTGTATCTTTCGCGCTCTTTTGCGGCCTCTTGCGCTGCGGTGTCGCGCGCCATAACCCATTCGCGGGCATCCTCGGGGATTGCTTGAAAAATCTCGCGATCTGCATCCGACCAATGCCCTGGGTATTCATTGTTGACTAGCGCCGGCTCTTCAAGCTCTTCTGCGCCGTCATCATCCTCATCGTCTACCGGCAGATCATCTTGCTCTGCCTCGACCGCCTCAATCGGCTCCGGCTGTTCAGTCGGCTGCTCTTCAGCCGGTGCCGGAGTTTCTGATTGCTCTTGACCAGCCATAGCGGCTTCAAGAGCCTCGCGGATGCTCATGCTTTACCTCTTATTGATGTTGCCGAAATTTGTGGGCCGCTCGTTGCCCACCTCCGTCAGGTTGTGTCGCCGCAGCATTGCGCGGTGTTCACTCCGCGAGCCGATCATCGGAGCGCCCGGAGCGCCTACAGCGCGATACTCTTGAATGTCAGACTGGATGAACGGGCCAGCGCGGCGCGTGGTTTTTAGCTTTTCGGCGGGTGTCCACTCACCCGCAAACCAAACATATTTGGTCACTTGCGCTTCTTAGCTTTCTTCAATTTCTTAAAATCCGCGCCCGTGATCTTGTCGCGCGGTGCAGCAACCGCCGCCAAACGGCGTTGCTTTGGGCTGTATTTTGAAGCAGGCATCAAATCACCTCAAAAGCTGTCAGGAAGGCCCATCGGCCCCTCATTAGTGAAATCGCGCTCTGGTGAAAAACCTAAGAAGCTGGCGACCGATCTGCCAAAATTGAACGGGTTGAGCGGATTTCCTGGGAATGACGCGGCGCGCAACCCGGCTTGATAATTGCCGTCCACATCAAATCCACCGCCGATTGCCGTGCTGACAAAATCGCCAATGCTGTTGATGTCACGCATTTTCGGGGGTTCAGCCTCTTTGGGGCCTATATCCGTGCTGTCGTCAAAACCTTGCGGCTGCGTTTGCATTAACGCGCGCGCCAGCTTGGCCGGGTCGTTGTAAAGCGCATCAAACTCGCTCTGGAAATCAGCGCCAGGGTCTAAACGAAACTCTGGCCCTGTGTAGTTCGCAGTCATAAAAAGATTTTGCGCATCTTGCTTTGACAGCTTAGTCGGGTCGATCATTGCTGTCGGGCCAGGATCGTCGCCCATAAGCTCCCGCTGCATCAACGCTTGGCCGAGCCGCTCTTGCAGTTCGTTGCGCGCTTGACCGGCGATGAAGTTGCGCCGGGCAACAGGATCAGTAAGACGATCCAAGGGATTGACTGGGCGTGCGTTTGCCATGGCGTCGGCAAGCCCTGCAAATTGGGTCGGGGTTCCCGTAGCTTGCGCGCCTGAAGCATAGGTGTATGGCCCCACGTTAAACGTCGCCACGGCTCAACTCCAATTGACGCAACGCCATTTTCTCTCGCTCCAAATCACCCTTTTGATCTAGCTCCTGCGCGTCCAGCTGAAGCTCCGCGATCTTCAGATCACGGGTTTGAACAAGATCAGCCTCTTTGATCGCTAGTTCGCGCTCTTTCAGACCAGCTTTCAGCTGTTCGATCTGCGCGCGCAACTCGGCCTCACGCGCTCTAGCCTCACGCTCGACCAGCGCAAGCTGTGCAGCTGGGTCGGCCTGCTCTTGTTGCGGCGGTGGCGGCGGTTGCAAAGCAGCCAACACGTCTTCAATCTCGCGGCCCTTCTTGAAGCCACGCAGGCCAAACATGATAAGCATCTTGGCTGCCTCAAACGGCAGGGCGCCGCTCTGCACCAGCGGACCCGCTTGGCCGATAAAGTTGCCCGCAGCGGTCAAAGCCTCAATGCGTTGCTGGGTTTCCTGCGTCTCGTCGTAGGCGATGGTTTCATCGGTTTCGATGTCGATGCGATAGCCGCGCCCCATCTCATCGCGCAGCACCGTAAACACATCTGGCGTGATGCTGACTTGCGTCGCCGCAGACATAACAATTGGGTCAAGATGCTCAGCCACAAGCTCAGCCTTGAGGCGCACCACATCGCGGACAAAACGCATGACTTCACGCTTCTGATTGACCAAGCGCAGCGAGCCAAAAAACGCTTTGGTGCGGCTTGTCGTTGCCGTCTCGCGATCCGCGCTGACACCGCGCAGGATGTCGCCCAGCCCGGTCACTTCGTAGATCGTCGCAATGACGCTTTCGCGCGCTTGGTAAAGTTGCTGCAACACCTGGGCGATGTTGGTGATCGGCGCCTCGGGCATCACAGCCGCCAGACCGCCCCGCTCTAGCAAACTCGCAAAACTGTCAATTGGAATGAACTCATTGTCGCCAGCTTCCGCCAGCTGCGCCAAGCCCTCCATGCTCGCGTCATATACGCCGCGACGCTTTAGCGCGTCGGTGAGCATAGCAATCCGCTCTGTAATCATGTCTAATTCTTGGACTTGATCTTGGTAGAGCGTAAATGGTGCGATAGGAATTAGACTGTCAGTCGTACGAATGGCATATAATGGCTCAGGAACAGGAAAGAAATCCACGAGGCCAAGTGGATCATCTTCCTGCTCCAACACGGCATCGTGACCCTCGGATACAAACAGACGGACACGATTACGCTTGTCAAAGACTTCATACACCTCCGCGCGGCCTTCATAGCGGCTCACTTCTTCTTTCTCGTAAGCTGCACCATCACGGGTGTGCGTAAAGGCTACCTCAGAGCCAATCTGCCCGAACTGTGCCTCTAACTCGTCTCTATCAAGCATATGGCGGAACGCGATCCACTCGCACTCCCGCCAGCACCTAGCCGGGTGGATTACTAAATCCTCCCAATATACCGGCTCGCAAGTTATTCGCTGGTCTACGATCTCCTCGACCAGAGTTTCAGTTTCAACCGCCTGAAGCATCCCCTCCGGCGTGCGTTGAAAGTTTTGACTGCGCTCAGTCTTCTCAACCGTGTCAGTGGACAGCTTGACACGCACAGTGCCGCGCCCAACCAGTAAGAAATCCTTCAACGCATCGCGGATGGTTGCGTCGAAATTGTAGCTGTCGATTGAGTAATTCAGATAACGCTCAAGCGCGATGGCCGCGTTACGCGCTGGCAAATCATCGCCCATAAAACGTCGGCGGACATCTGGCGATGGCGTCCGCTGATAAAGCGCCGCCAGCAAAACATCAGTGTTGCTAAATAGAATATTCATGCGGCTACTGGCGTCATACATATCGCGCTCGTCGCGATAGCGAGAAATCACCTTGTGACAGCGATCACGCCACTCGCGCTCAGCACTGCGCGCATCCTTGATCGCGCGCAACCAATAACCTGAACCGCGCCGATCTGGCGCGGGAACCATGATATCCTTCATAACGTGGTCACGTCGCCCCAGCGTCCAGTGCCACCGCCTGCGCCGACAAACGGCTCAGTTGAGGCATTCCATGTGTCATTGGCCGCATTCCACTGCGAACTGGTGCCGCCCTGCGACGACGAAAACGCGGATTTGAGCCCCGGCAAGCTGCCTTGGGCGGTGCCGTTTGCGTTTTGTAAATACAACATTAAGCCTTCGTTAAAGGTGCCGCCGTAACCGCGATCAGCTAGTAAGTCCATCCATGCTTCGTTGAAGGTTCCCGTCGCCCGATTTGCCGCCACCCTTACGGCGGCGAACAGGTTCGATTGGTTGCTCATCGTCGCGCTTGGCCCTCAAAATGTTGGCTTGTAGCTGATCAATCACATGGCGAAAGCGCTCTTCTTCCGCCTTCATTTCCTCACGCCGCTGAGCGCGCACTTCTGACATGGCCTGCTCAGCCTGCACCTGCGCTTGCTGCATCTTCGCCATCTC